TTAATTTATCTAATAAATCATACTCATCAACATTATCATTTAAACATGCTGCTTTTAATAATCTAACAATATTACTCATTGATGAGTCTTGTAATAATTCTAACATCTCTCTTCCTGTAGCTTTTTCTAAATCGATACATCTTTTAGATTTAAATTTAAAACGATACACTTCACCGTTTATTTCTTTTATATATTCATTATTCATTTTATTTTCTCCTTCTAATATAAACTCTCTTTATATTTTAATCTTATCAATATTATATAATATTATAAGAAAATAGCATAGACTTAACTATCTATGCTATTAGCTTACTTCTGGTAATGTAATAGTCATGTCAGATTTTAAGTCATGATACATTACAAATTTTTCAATTCCACCTTGTTCATCAGCAGAATATGAAATACTTGGAACAGCTTCATATTCGATAGTTATTCCACTTGCTTTAGTCAATCTCCAATCGCATCTTGTTTTAGCGTCAGCTAAAGCTTTAATTTGTCTGATGTTAGCGTTTGCATTATTTAATTCTTGTACATTAAACTCATAACTAACTTCAGCAGCTGGTTGTAAACCAACAGTAGATGTTTCAGCAACAGTATTATCTAATGTTGTTGTATCTATCATGTTTGGTTGTCCTCCAATATCAGGAGTACTTGCTAAACCATATACTCTAGTCCATGAAGTACCGCCATTTATAGAATATTCAAGTTTAGTACCCATTGTAGCAACTTGTACTTTTGCATCTGGATCCATACGATCATCACCTTTCTTTTATTTATCTTAATTTATAATTAATAGTATTCATATTACATCTACCATTAATTATTAACTTATTAATTTTATCATATTGTGTGACATCTTGAATAGTATATTTTATTCTTAAAGACTTTAATACTTTAGCAATCTCATTAGCAATTTCATCCATTTCTTTTATTGATTTATTTTTACTAACTAATCTACCTGTTAATGTAATATCATACTCATCATAATCATATCCTTGGTCACTACTTGTTAATGCATAAGTTAGTTCATAACCATAATAAATTTCATTTTCAATTATTACATCGTCAGCTTTAGCTCTACCACAATTAAGATTTGGTATCTCTTTAAGTTTAGATTGTAATATTTTTCTTAAATCATTTATCATTTACTTATTTCCTCCTTTATACATTTTTTAAAATATGTAGTATTATTAAATAAACCTGGAATAAAATGCGGTTGTGCGATATTACCGCGAGTAACTACCCATCTTCCATATTTCTCATTAAAATACACCCAAGGAGTTTGTCTATAAGGATAGCCGTGACTGTAGCTGTTTGATTGCTCTCCTTTTATACCTGTTCCCCATTCAAGTAAACATCCTAATGGAATTCCTCTCCAACCAGAATCTAAATTTGTATAAATCTTAATTCTATGTTTTGTTCCATTATGACTAACTTCACTTAAATTTATTGATGAGCGATATGTACCAGTATCTATTGGAGCTAATGATATAATATCATCTTTTACTTTAGTTCCTGCTTTAATTAATATACGTTCGACTGTAGCATCACTAATATGTTTTGATAAAATACTTTTTAGCCTACCAATATTATTACTCATATTAAATCCTTTCAATATCTATATATTTAGATTTCACATTTGTTATTTTATAATATACATTATCATAAAATATATTATATTTACTGATATTATCTTGAGTATTATTTACTTTAGATTTTAATAAAATTTCAAGTATTTTATTTATAGAACTTATTCTCAACATCTTCGTTATGTTTGCTCCATATACGCTAGCACTAACATCATCACTCAGTTCTTGTACTTCAATTTTATATTTACCTTGTGGTTTATATTCATCTGCAATATCACCATCATCTGTAGATATTTGATCGACTTTATATAATTCACATTCTTTTAATCTAATTAATTGTTTCATAATATAATTCTCTTTCCATTTTTGATAATATCATTTCGAAGTTTTTCAGTATAATCAACAAAGGTATTACTTTGTCCTAATTCAGATTGTGATTTAACTGATTCAACTCCGCGTTTTTGATAAGCAACAATACTAGCATTTATTATTTCATGAGATAAGATTAATAAGTTTTCATCTTTTACATCATTTTCAGAATTAGTATTTATTTCTCTATTACTAATATATGATGCTAAATTTATAACTTCTTTTACAATACTTTCTAATACTTCGTCATCATTGTCATTGTAGTTATCACCTAATCTGTCTTCGATTATTTGTAATACCTCTGTATATTTCATACTTTCACCTCTTTATTAAACTGATTCAGTTACGTTAAATGCTATACCAGCGATTCTTTTATCAATAATGAATACATCTTCATAAGATTTTTCATAATATAAATAATCACCTTTAGTATGAGCACTTGGAGCTTCAGTTCCAGCAAATTCGTATTTTTCTGGAGTAATAACTGAAGTTGGATGTACTAAGAACATATTGATTTGTCCAGCATCTTCATCAGCAGCAAATCCAGTAGTAAATGTATAAGCAGTTTTCATTAAGTTGCTTGGTACACTAACAATTTTAACTTCATCTAATCTATCAACAACTCTATTAATAACATTATCATTAGAACCATCAACTGAAATACTTCTTGAGATTCCTTGAGCATTTTTTAATAATGTTTTAGTTGCTGGAGTCACATATAAGATACGTCCAACAGCAGGTACATTCTTTTCATCCATACCTTCCATTAAGCTATCAAATACTGATAATACATTATTAACAGTTAATGCAGTTGTATCAACTGTTCCACCAGCTGTTTCAAAATCTTTATAGATTTTAGATACTAAATAAGCATCTTTTTCTGGGAATTTTTCAGTTTCATTAAATACTTTAGTTGCATTTTGAATAGTCACAACTTGATTAGTATCATCCATATCAGCTGGATCGATTAGTGTAGACCATTCACGATAGAATGCCATTGTTAAAGTTTGATCTGCTTTATCAACGTTTCTTGCGAATTCACCATCAATAGCGTCTCTATTTACATTCTTTCTACCACTTGTTGTTAAAAATGGAATTTTAATTGTTTTTGCATCCAAAAATTTGTATAATGCATTATTTGGTGATGCATGAAGTTCACTAAAATGTAATACATTTGGGTATGCTTGAGCTAATGCTCTTTCATACTTAGTAGCATAATTTAATTCTGCCATAATTTTCATCTCCTCTTTCTTTAAATTTTTGTTGTGTTTACTTATTAAAAAATGCGATAAGTAAAACACATTTAATCAATATCTCTATTGATAAAATATATTCTACCCATCGCATTTATACATCTTTCGGGGTGAGCTAAAAGATGTATCCCCACAACATATTGAATATACAAATAGATACTCTATTCTGTATCTAATAGTATTATATCATATTTTTAAGTAAAAGTAAATACTATTCTTTAATTTTTGCAAAATCAAAATTAAATGAATCTTTAGACACTCCTTCAGCTTTACTTGCTAAATCAGGATAACCATTTTCTTTTAATTTATTATCTAATTCTTTAGATATTGTATTAGATAAATTTGTATTAATAGCATCTAATCTTTCTTGCATATCTTTTTCATCTGTAAAAGAACTTAAATCTACTAAATCAATAATTGCATTTGAATAACCTTTAGATTTAATATATTCTAATGAAGAATCTTTCATAAGTCTTTTAGCAGCATCAGCTTTAAGTCCTTCATTTTCTTTCATTAGCTTTTCCATATCTTTTTTAATTTTTTCTTCAGCACTTAATTTAGCATTTTCTTCTAATTCTTTTTGTTTTTCTTCAGCAGCTTTTTTAGCTTCTTCATCCCATTTACCTTTAGCAGTTTCTAATGCTTTTGCTATTTTAGCATCAAATTCAGCTTGATATTTCGGATCTTTTAATATTTCATCAAATGTCATATAATCTTATCTCCTTCTTATTTTTAGTATGTACGTATTTATATTTTTTTAATATTATTAGTATTTAATGCTGCCCAAACATAATTTTTATTATTACGTTTAGCAACTAATACTACTCTATCATTATTTATTTCTTTAATATAATAGTATTTATCATATTGTTTTAATTTAGCTCCATTATAATTAACTAAATTAATTGGTACTACTTTATCTCCTACTTTAAATGTAGTAGATGTTTTAGGTTCTACTTTTACTTCTGTTGGACATACTATACAACCTCTATATTTATATGCACTACCACTACCCCATCTACCATTTTTATTACTTCTTGTAGATGTATAGAATGCTTTACCTTTATATGCAGATTCTGCAGTTTTAACTGTATTTTTATCTATTACTTTAGTACATATAGCAACATGTCCACAACCATCTTCTTTTTTAAGAGTTGCGCCTTTTTGCCATACCATTATACCACCAACAACAGGTTCTTTTACTACTGACAAACCTAATTTAATAGCTTTTTCTATAAAATTCTCAGCATTACATGATAAATTATATACTTCTTTACCTTTACCAAGTTGTTCATTAAATGCTCCTACAGCATAACCTACACAATTTGCTAATACATTACAATCTTTATCTGTAGGATTACCTTTAATACATGAAGAATAACCACCATCTTTTTTTCTTATGAAATATTTATTACCTTTTTCAGGTTTTGTAGTTCTAATCTTCATCAATCTCACAACTTTCTGTATCGATTAATTCTTCAATAGAATCTTCATTAAATTCAGTTTGTTCTTCTTCAACAGTTAATTCTTCATCGAATTCTACTTCAATGATTTGTTCTTCCATATAAAATACCTCCTTATCTTACTTTTTCAACAAATTTAACACCATATTTGTTTTTACCATTAAGAGTTTCAAATCTTTCAGCACTAATTTCAAATTCATAACCTTCTTCAGGAATAAATTTAAGTTCACTATCTCTAACATTTAATTCTTTATAAGTATTTAATGCTCTAACTTTGATTAGTTCATTTTCAACTTTTTCAGCTTTAACTGTAGATTTAGTAGTTTTAGTTGCTTTTGTCGATTTCTTAATAATTCCCATATTATTCTCCCTTCTATTTTATATATACATTATAATACAAAATCATTAATTTGTAAATACTTATTGCTCATTTTTCTTAAATTCATATACTCCTGGAGCAATTTCAATTAAATTACCTTGAGCAGGTAATAAAACTATTTCAGATTGATTTTTAAAATGATGGTGTTCTTCATCAGATAAATCTTTTGCATTATATGTACTTATTATTGGAGCATCTTTATTTATTCTTATTTCCATAACATTTTCATTTTTTAATTTAGCATATGATTTACTAACTTGTTTATTTAATGATGTAGATAATATTGTCTTATCATTAATATTAATATCATTATTATCTTTACCATGATATACTATAAAATCTTCTTTAGCTGGTGTAGATAATTCTTTTATATTACTAGATATTAATTTTACATCACTATCATCTATTTTTTGTTGTCCATATTTAATATATCTATCTAAATACATATTACTTGGTTCATTAAATTTTTCTTTACCAATTTTATCATAATATTCTGTTTGTTCATTACCATCTCTAGATGTATTATCATAATTAGTGTATTTATTATCTAATTTACTATTATATTTAGCAAACTGTCCTTCATCACCATTAATCCATGCAACATCATTTAATGATACTTCTTTAGAATAAACTTGATTTCCTTTTCCTCCAGCATATTCTTCTGCTTGTATATATGATGTAGATACAAATACACCATTTTCTATAGGATTAGAACTATATATTTTTATAGTATTATTTTCTAATGCTTTTTCAGCATCTTCTCTAGAATAATCTCCCCAAGCAAATTGTCCTTCAGATTCATCATCTAATTTTAAAACTTCTTCCCATGTTTTAATATCATCTACTTTTCTTATACCAGTATGATAATCATCAAACATAGGATTAGTTTCATTAATTATTTCTAATTTTCGTAATTTATCAAAGTCCATATCATCTTTTTCTTTACTATGTGTTATAACATCATTTTCATTTATTACAATTTCTTCAGCTTTTATTTTTTCGTTAGGTAAATCGTCTCTATAACTATCTACTTTTATTGGTCTACCGCCAAATCTAAATACATATAAGTTATCATCTTCATCTTTATAATAACCTTTATGAGATTCATCTTTTATTAATGTTATCATTCAATCACCTCTTAATCTTTTCTTTATATATTTCTAATACACATCTACAATTTGGATGAGCTTGATTTGGTTTATATGTATATACTTTACCATTTAGAGATTTACATATTTTACATGTCTTCTCATCTTTCTTAGCTCTCCATATAAATTTAATAGATGTATCTTTCTTACTTATATTACTAACCATATTTCGTATTATATCTACACTTTGTTCTTCAATAAAATGTATAAATTTATTCATTGCTGTATTTGTTGTATTTTCAAATACTGTAAATGGTAATTCTTCACCACTATATATTGCTAAAAATGATACAAAATTTAAACATGTAGGATAGTAATACTTTAACCAATATTGATACAAACCTTCAGTTATACCAAAATTATAATATATACCTTCACCTGTTATATCAAATATATCTTTCTTATTTGCTTCTGTAGGTATCTCATTATAATATGTAGTCATTAAATTATTATAATAGTCTAAATCATCTATATCATTAATTGTATCTGATAATAAATATAATAATTTAATTAAATAATAATCTCTAATATTATTACATTTAAATTTAATACCTAATTTTTTAGAAAGCTCAGTATTATACTTCTGAGCTTCCTGTTTTTCTGTTTTTGTTAGGATTTGATTCTTCTTTAATGATTTCATTTCCTTCTTCAGATTGTTCACTATTATTTTTTGGTTCGATTTCATTTTGTTCGATGTTTTCTTCAATAGTTTCATCAATTTCGTCCATGTTATCATTTGCATCTAAATCATCTTCCTTTCTTTGCTTTTCAGTTTCATAGTCATAACCTAATTTAGTTATTATAGTTTCTTCACTTAATATACCATTTAATTTTATCATTTGTTCAACTGTTTCATCAGTCATACTTGGTAAATTCTTAGGTATATCTATTACTATGTATCTAAAGTCATATTTAGTACCTTTTTTATAATTTATTCTATTAAATATTAACTCAAATCTTCTTAATAATGCTTTCTTTAAGTTAGATACTATGTCTTGAGTTTTCATATTCATTACATAGAATTTTCTATCAATAGCTGATGCATTTAAATCTGCACTATTAAATGCTAGATCTGCAGTATTTGGTATACCACATAATTGGAATATACTATCTACATAATATTTTAATAATAGTGTAAATCCATTAGCATCTACAGGTTTTACTAACCAATTAGCATCTCCACCTTCTTCAGTATAAAATGTTCTACCTTTTAATACATACTCATCTTCTTGTACTCTTGCTGGATTTATAATAGTCTTAGTTGGATCATTAGGATCAACGATAGTCATTCTGTTTTGTGGTTTATAACCTGATATTTTCATCTTACAATCAGTATCATTATATTGATATGTATTCTTTATATTTTCTAATAATGTTTCATATGTCTTTATAAATGCTTCACTATTTTCTATTATACTAAAATCGATCTCAATTGCAAATCCTGGTACATCATTCCAATAGTGTTCTTTACTTAATGACGTATCTTCTTTAATCTCATTATCATTTTTGTCATATACTCTAATACCTGTTCTATCAACAATTCTATATAATTCTATATCTTTATCATCTTTATCTTTAGTAGTATATTTACTTATCATTGCTAATAAATTAGATGGAGTATTCGTATCCCATATTGCAACTGTATTTATAGCATCTAATTTAGTATATATTAAGTTATTATCTTCATTCTCGTATGCTACTTCATAACATGCACCATATAATAATAAATCTTTAATTAAATTATATGTCTCAGATGCATCATCATTATATGATGTTATATAATCAATGATTGACTTCATTTCATTAATTATATTATCATCTAATGCTTCTTTTTCAAATATATCTTTTCTTATTTTACTATCTAATTCGTTTGGTATATTAACACTATATTCTGGAATTCCTGATAAATAACCAGTTGCTAAATCTACAATAAATTTTTCAAATGGTACTTTTAATTCATTACCACTATATAATGTTTGTTTATCACTAGAACCTCTAGTATATTTTTCATTTAAATCTTTTCTTTTATTAATAACATTATCTACTTGAGTAAATAATTTTTTATACTCATCTAAAGTAAATGTTTCAATATTAGTATTATTAAATATCTTAATCATTATTTTCCTCCTTTATTTTTTAATGATGTTGGTAAATCAAATGTATTATGTACTAATTTCTCAATACCATGATTACCACCTAATATTACATATTGCTTATGTAAATCATCTAATGTATATCTGGCATACTCAGGTAAATAACCAAGTGATTGATATTCTTCACACATACTTACAATCTTCGATCTAATTATCGATAATAATGCATTCTTAATAGCATCATCAGTATTTCTAAAATTCTTTATACACTTTAATATATATGTAAAAAATATTGTACATATAAATGGTATAAGCCAATGTGTAAATATATCTAATAATTCCATTAAATAATCCTCCTATCTGATAATTCTACATGAGATCGTTTCCAGAACTTCTCACATGCATATCTAGTAGCATCAATAGTATGGTCATTACCATCTTGTGTCTTACTAGTTATATTATCATATTTATCTTTTATAAACTCAAATGATGTAAATTCTCTCCATATATTAGGTGTCTTATCTATATCTATATAAATATGATTCAAATTTTGTAGCCACTTAACACCAAATTCTCGACTCTTTGGACCTTTTTCAGCAGCTTCTATATCTAAACCCATATCGTATAACTCATCAATAATTCTATTATCTATCTCTGAAGTTATTCTATCATCTATTCCAGTCTCACTCTGACAACTAACTATTTTATTATATATCTCTTCTGTTTTTAATCTTATCTCATATCTTTCACCAATAGCATATAAATCATTATGTACTCTATCATAATACCATACAACATATGCTGTAGGATCCGGTCTATAACCAAAGTCTAATCCACAAGCAAATGTATCCCAGGTTCGTAGTACTTTATCATCTATATTATCATATTTATATTCATAAATATTGGTGAAAACTTTTAAATCATTATTACCAGGTAAACCTAATATACGATGTTTATATTCTTCATAATCATTTTCTTTCATATAGTTAATATCATCCCATTGAGCAGGAGTAGTCCACTCTTTAGGTATATCATAAACTGTAGTATGTAGATAGTAATAATCTTTACGTTTAGTTCTTGATTTAACTGTATACCAATGATTGCTATTAAATGGAGCATTTGATACATAAAATACATTAAAATAATCTCCACCACGCATTAATGTTAAATTTGTTTGTTGTATCTGAGTATATGAAGTAAACTCATCACATTCTTCATATAATATATTTTTAAAATAAGTACCTATACCTGGTTTATATGATTTAATCTTTCTATAATCATCTTCTGTATTTAATGCAGCAAATTCAATAGTTTGATTAGTACCTACTCTTTTAATTCTTAATGGTGATACTGTCCAAGTAAATTCATTATTAAGATTAAGAAAGTCTATAGCCCATAAGAATTGATTAAATACTGAAGATTGTAATGTTTTAGCAAACCGTCTAACAGCCATACTAGATGCTTTTTTATCTTCAATCATGTCTAATATAATTTCTATAGTAGCATCTGAAGATTTAGCACTATTACGACCACCTTCTAAGAAGTTATGTGTTGTTCTATGATATTTTCTATTTAGATGTAATTGTCTATAAACAGGCGCAATTACTTCTGTAAGATTTAACTGATTATTCATCATCTTCATCTTCTTTCTCATAAACAGCATTTTCTTCAGTAATATTATCTATTATAATAATTCGATCAGATGCATCTAAAGTATCAATAGCATCTAAAGCATTAAGTGCATTGATTGCTTGAATTCTTTCACCAAATGTTGGTTCATTAATAACATACTCAATTCCAAATTTAGTTATTTTAGGTTGTTCTATTTTCTTTTCACCTTTAGCAATTTCACTTAATATTATTTTTCTTTCAGTATAATCTATTATTTTTTCTTTACTATAGATTAATTTTAATTTATCAATAATATCTTTATTACTATTTATAAGCTTTATGGTATCTGCATTAATATCTATACCTGTATTACTCATCCACGCTGATAAATATTTTAACAGAAAAGAAGATGTCTCATCATCAATATCAATATCTTCAATTAATGATTTTATAAACTCTTTATCATTCATTTATAACCTCCTTTTATTTTATCGATTTAATTATATAATAAAATTAAAAAAAAGTAAATATACTTATTTACTTTTCTATCAACTTATTATATATTTATTATTTATATCTCTTTATTTAGTTTACATTGTTTACATGTAAACATATATGTATATAAACTGTAAATGTATTCAATGTATTTAATGTATTTAATGTATTTAATGGTATTTTATGTAATTACGTTATTTAAAAGCCGGGCGAGAAAAAAATTTTAGTCAAAATATAAATATTATACCAGAATGCTCCGGACGTTAAATACATTGAATACATTGAATACTAGCCTCACCAAGTACACGATTATGTTAGTTTTGTATTTAACGTTATTTAATGTATTTAACGTATTAGTCAGATTTAGGTATTTTTGCATAGCCTTTGAGTTTATTATCAACGATAAATTTTTTAATTTTACCGTAGCAACTATCACAAAAGTCATAATGTGCTTTACAGTCGTAAGACCTATATGGACCTTCATATTTCATACGATCGAACCTATTTGGATGATAATTTACAGTTTGTTTACACCAACAACATTTATAAATTTTATTTTGCATTTTTACCACCAATTAATTTAATTGAGTGATTAATTTCCATAATTAGACGATCTTTAAATTCAGTAGTTATATATTTAGAATTCATATTAATAATATTAATAATAGCCTGTAATTCGTTACAAGGATCATATTTATTATTTAATATATTATTAAATATCTCACAGATATGTAGTTCAGATTCATTCAGAAGACCTCCAGAGATAAAATTTTCTCTCTCGTTTATATAATCTTCCATAAATTTTTTATCAGATTTATTCATACATTCACTCCTTTAACTAATTCTAAAATTAATAATAACAATAAACTTAATATTAAAAATAACTTTATTTTATATTCCATAATTATTCTCCTCAAACATTTTTAATCTAGGCATTATAATAGCATTTACTCCTTTAGGTAAATTATCTGATTTATGTACTTCTAAACAAAATAAATTATAATTATTTTCTATTAATTCACAAATAAATTCATAATATTCAGATTTTACAATTAATACATCATCAACATTAAAATTTTCAATATTATCTTTAATAAATTTTATTAATGATAAATATGATTTATTTGTATGTCTACCTCCATATGTAATTAACATGTCTTTATTAAAATCTGGAAATATTTCACAATATTCTTTATTCATTACTATCACCTTTTAAAGATTTATAAAATAAACTATCAAACGTATAATCAATTACTATATTGTTTTTTAAATAGTTCTCATCATATATTTTTATTTTATCTTCTTCATATTCTTTTATTTTTTGTTCAATTTGCTTTATTTTTTCTTTTTCTTTTTCAATATCTTCATCTATTTCTTTAATTATTTTTGGTAGCCAACTTCCATCATCATTTTTCATATAATTAATTACTTCTTCAATCGAACTCATTTCTCCAGTCCATCTACAATTAGAGTTTTTTTGCGTTCTAAATAAATCGCATTCATATAATTGATATGTTTTTTACTATATTTTAACATTTCTTTATAACATTCATCGGTTAAAAAATATTCATCATTATAACCATTATAAGAATAAAATATTCCTTTATCTGTATTTAGTTTTTTCCAATTTCCAATTTCTTTTCGTACAAAATCTTTACCACTATTATATGATTTTAAATAATCATTTAAATTATCATATACATTCAATTCTTTATATTCTGCTTCTACAGGTTTTCTATATATTATTTTTACTTTATTCATTACTTATCTTCCTTACTATTTAATAATATCTAAAATCTTATCTTTACGTATATGTCCTTTTATATTTAATATTTCTTTTTTTTCCGTATTATCACTTTTTTGTATATAATATTCATAATCACAACCAGTACCATCGTTATGATTAAATGTTTCTACTTTTATTTTAAAAGTATTATTGTCTACATCAAAAGTAATACTCATAAAATCATACTCCATTTTTTCAATTATCTTATTTATTAAAGTTAGACCGTCTAATTCAAATTCATTCATATAATAATCTGTTTTAAACCAATCATCGGCATCACTATCATAACTTTTATATGTATCTTTTATTTTTTCAATTACTTTATATGTAGTGTATATATCAATGTCTTTCATTTATCCCACCTCATTATTTAAATTTTATAAATTACTACTTATATAATCTATTATTTCATTTTGTTTTTTTATAACTTTTATCAAATTTCTATTAAGTCCTTTTAAATCTAAATAATATCTTTTTAATTCCCAATCATCATCTATTTCTAATTTTTCTATCTTCTTTGATTCATCTTCTATTATTTCTACTTCATCATTTAACATCTTAAAATTATATAATCCTGCTTTCAATGAAAATTCATATGAAGTATTAACTTTTTTTTTCTCCTTTATCTTCATAATATTGATTTGTATTTTCAAAAAATATATATTTAGTATCATTCCACTTTATTTTCTTTGGTACTTCTTCTCCATTTGCTATTTTATTTAATAAATCTATTATACGAATTTTATTTATCTTCATCATCACTTTCTATAATTTCTTCTAATTCTATATCAACATAATTACCGATATTTTTACAAATTTCCATCATTATTTGTTCTTTTGCATCAACATCGTCTTTTGCTTCTATAATTTCGTCTAAAAACAAACCTAATGAAGCATATATATCTTCAACTTTAAATTTTTTCATTTATTTATCACCCCAATATCTTAATTCTCCATTATTATCTTTAAATACTTTACCTTTATCTAAACAATATGTATGTTTGTTATCTTCAATATCTAAATTACCATTTATAACTAAATTTATAATTTTTGTATTTTCTTCATATACAATAATGTCATAACCTAATATTATTTTTAATGCTAGTAATATTCTTCCTTTTAGTTCACTCATTATTCCACCCTAATTCTTCTACCTGTTTATTTATTGCTTGTAATTCTTTAAAACTCAATGTAAACCAAGTTCTTGTTGGTAATTCAATTTCTTTATCATCTTTCCAAAAACAGAATTCATAATCTTCTTCTTCAAAATACCATTGTATTACATTGTCATTTTCATTAATTTTTTCAAATCCCAATTCTTCAAACATTTCTTTTGCTGTTTTCATTTCTTCTTCACCATTTTCTTTTCTACAACATCATATAATTCATTTACTAAATCAAGATGTTCTTCTTTTTCTTCTTCTGTTAGTTTTGTATTATCTTCTACTATTTTATAATGTACTCTTAATATGTTTCTTAATCTTGTATAGTAATATAGTTTTTCTTCAATACTCATTTTTATTTTCTGTCCTTTCTTTATCGATAAATCCATTTATTATTACTTCTGCATTTTTAGTTATTAGATTTATTGCTCTTCCATAATCATAATCTTCTATTATCATTTGGTCTATCATTACTTCACTATCTACCCATAAGTCAGTGTTATCTAATTCTTCATCAGTATAACTATTTAATAAATATTTTAATTGTCTTAACATTATTTTTCCTCCTAACCTAACATATATTCTATTATTTTTATTAATACTATAAAACCTACAAATGTCGATATAAATATTATGTATAGGTTCTTTATTATTTTTTTAAATTTATCTCGCATAATTTCTTCTCACATTCTTTTTTTGTTTTTCCATGATATATATCAATAAAACTAAAATAATACGGTTGCCATAATATCCAAATATTTAAATATGGATCTTTTTCAATAATATATTTAGTCATTGATTGACTCCATTATTTTTTCTTTTGTGTCATTTATTTCATATTGTATTTTATCAACGATAATTAATAAAAATATTATTGTTAAAAATATTAATAATAGATTAAACATTTTTTTATTCATTTTATTTCACCTACCTTTTTAATTTTTTAATTGGTTTATTATTTATATCAAAAACATTAGAGCCTAAATCTTCAACAAGTTCAAAATAATCATCTTCAGGCAACATATCTTCAGGATCGATTAACTCATGCTCATGTTGTACTAAAGCATCATATTCAAATATTTTTTTAACAGCATCATATTCTTCACTATCATATATTTCATAATATCTACCATTGTCAGCTAATCTATAAAAAATTCCATTACTATCTTGAATAACATATGGTTTTTCTTTTTTCTTCATTTCCATATATTCTTCAATTGTTATCTGATTTTCAATATTATTTTGTTGTTTTTTCTTATTTATTGGAATTCCATTTACAACATGTTTATTGTAAATATTCCATAAACTTCCATCATTTAATTTATCATAAAAATGTTTAGGATATGGAAGCTTTTTTAAACACTCACTTATCATATATTCTCTTGTCATTTGAGATACCTTCTTTCTTTTTTATTTATATATACATTATATCATGAAAACTTAATTTTGTAAACAGTTTTTGTCAAATTTCTTTAAAAAAGTGTAAAATGTATAAAAAATGTATAAAATATCGGCCTCTGGTTGTCATCGAGAATTAAAAAGTAATATAATTATATTACTCGTTTTTAACCAGGATGCTAATAACCACCTAATAAATCATCCTTTTTATAATAATCTACTGATTGTACTAAATATGTGTTTTTATTTTTTCTAATATATACATATTTTATTCCTGCATTTTTCATCATTCGTTTACATAAACAACATGGTTGTGGATTTTCTACATACGATCCATTAGCTTCTAATCCAACTAAGAATAATGATGCACCTAACATATCTTGTCTACTATTACAAATTATTGCGTTTTGTTCTGCATGTACTGCAATACAATTTTCATAATTAGTACCACGTTTACAACCTTCTTTTGTACATTTATCACAATCAATACAATTTTCAATTCCTCTTGGAGCACCATTATAACCAGTACTTATTATTCTTTCATTATTTACTATTACTGCACCATATTTTCTCTTTAAGCATGTACTTCTACTTGCTACTTCTTCAGCAATATTTAAATAATAACTAATAATATCAATTCTTTTTTTCATAATTATTTTCTCCTATATGTTCTAACATTTATTCTGTTTCCAGCATCATATTTAGTAGTTGCTTTTATCTCATACCAAGGTTCTATAGTTTTATTAAATTGTTTTGCAAAATTATTTGTATTTTTTGCTAATTTATTTTTTTCTAAACACCATAATGTATACTTAGCATATACGTCTTTAAAACTTAAACCATCAATATCTACATAACTTAAATCATAATTAGTAATATTTTCATTATCATCTCTAGTTATATATTTTTCATCTAAATATGTGTCTAAGATAAATTCTAAACAACTATTAATATCTAATTGATACCTCATTAGTAATACTTCACTTTCATATGAAGATGTAAGTGATCCTCTTTCATATGCTTCTCTCCAAGCGATTAAAGATTTAGTTATTAACCAACTCATACCTTCTTCATCATCTAATAATTCAAATAATAAATTTATATTTGGTTTAGATACTTTAGCATCAAAATCTATAAATTGTAGTCTACGAATAATTCCATGAGATGTATCATTAAAATATGGAAGTTCATTAGACGCAATTATTTGTGTACTCATACTTGTAGCAGTATATGGATTTGCATATTTTTTAGATACATTATAAGAACCACCACCAACTATAGTTTTAAATGTATCAGTATCTTCCAATTTATTTTTACCTAAATCATCTACTATATTACATAAACCATCAAATACTTCAGCTAATGAGAATATATTACTAAAATCTTTAATATTTACAGTGCTACACCACATTCCCATAATATTCTTTATTAATGATAATAATACAGATTTACCATTACCACCACTACCTAATAATATAAATGCTTTTTGGAATAATACATTTGGTACTAATGCACATCCGATCATTTCAAATAATTGTCTTCTAATATTATCATTATTACATGCACAAAAGTCTATAAATTCTTTTAGTTTACCATTTTTATCTTCATATATTTTAATATGTTCATCATCCATAAATGCATAATCATATTTTATTACACATAATATATTTCTATCTATATCAAATAATTCACCTGTAAATATATTATATAATTTATCTTTTAATATTATATAATATCTATTGAATTGCTTTTTTTCTGCTTTTAATTCAATTTGAGTCATTAATTCTCTCCTTTGACTAGCTAACGTATCATAACTACTTAAATCATTTAAAATATATCTCTCTAAAATAGCATCATTTATGATATATCGATCTTCTACTTCATCATAAAATATTAATCTATTATTATTACTAACAATTGAATATCTTTCTATAAACATATCAGATGTCTCAAAATATTTTAATTTATTTTTATTATTTTTAACTTGTATACTATCATAACATCTATCGTCATAAAATTTTATTTCTTGAGCTTTATCAAATTTATCATATAATACATGTTTCATTATAACATCTTGATATAATGCAATTACTTCTGATTTCGTAAAATCATTTTTCATTAATGTTATTATATAATTAAATAATGTATTATCTCGTCCTTCCCCCTCTTTTAAACGTAAATATTGAGCTTTTGTAGAACCATAACACCATTTTGGTAATATATCAACTTCATCTAGACTATTACAATTTAATAAAACTTGATTTCTTAATTTACCTTTAAATTTTATTACTTCATATTTTGTTCTAGATTCATTTGTTCCATTACCTTTACTGTCACACATTAATCCACACCAGATATTTATATGTGTCCAGTCTTTATATTTTTCTTTATTAGTTTTAAATAGAAAATGTTTACCTCTAGTTGTTTCAATCATAATTGTTTTTAATTTTAAATCTTTAACTATTTCTAAAAATACATCACCATAACTACTATCATCAAAGTCTAAATAACAATAACCACTTTGTACAATCCATCCAATATTATCTTCTACTGAATCTAAATCATAATATAATGATGGTTCAATTCTTTTTTGTTTAGGTGATTTATCATCTTTTAATGGTATACAATTCAAATTCTCATATATATTCATAAGCTCACTACTCCAATATTAATTCTTTATTTACTTTAACATTCTTTTCAGATATACAATTACAAATTTTTGATAAAGCTTTTATACTCGTATTTCTAGTTCCTCTAAGTATCATACTTGTCATGCTTCTAGATATACCAGTAGATTTATATAAATCGCTATATGTAATTAAATTATCAAATAATAAATCATTTACATGTACTAATGATATTTTTGGTAATTTATTTTTTTCTCTAATAAAATTATATTCGCTGAGTGATAAATATTCTATGCCTCGTCTTTTTATTTTTTGTTTTATATATTCTAATTTTTTATCATTACCATCATATATTTGTTCAAACAAACTAGCAATATAATTATCTTCAAAAATTTCCCACTTCATTATTTTTTCCTCCTTTGTTCATATCTTATTTGTGCATTTTTATATCTAGTATAGTAATAATCATCTAATATATCTTGATTTGCACCAAATAACCAAGATATTGCTCTAATAACTAATATTAAAAATGAAAAACATGCAATACTATCATCTAATATAAATAGTGATAAAAATAGTAATAAATTAATTAACATAATTATTTACCAGTAGAACCGAATCCACCATTTCCACGTTCATCACCTAAATTTTCAACAAATTCAGGCGTTATAATAGGTAATAATAACAATTGACAAATTTTATCGTCTTTTTTAATTTCATATCTTTCATTTGTTGTATTTGTTATAAGTACATGTATTTCACCAGTATAACCACTATCAATTGGAGGTAAATGATGTACTAAACCTGCTTTTGCTAAACTACTTCTTCCATAAGGAAATAATGCAAATCCATCAGGTAAACATACACCAAATCCAAGACCAATACATACTGTCTCATTTGGATTAATTGTCACATTATCAGGAGCAAAACAATCTGCTCCTGCATCATTATGATGTGCTCTAAAAGGTAATTTAATATTATCATTATATTTTATAATTTTTATTTTCATATTTATTTCCTTCCACAAGTTTTTATTAATTTTTTAAAATATGCATTTTGTTTTTCTAAAATAGTATCATTTAATTCAGAATCAACTATATGATTATATCTTTCGATAATATTTTCAGGTGTGACAGTCAATAAATCAACCATTATTGAATTTTCACCGTAGATGTTTTTTAGCATATCATTATCTAAATCTGAATATTTATCTACAAATAAAATATTTTGAGCAATTATTGCTTCATATAATCTAGCAGTTTGAAGTTTTAAATATTCTAAATCTCTAGCAGTATAAACTGTTGCTTTTGCTTGACTTAAAAGTTTTAAATATTCATCTCCAAATATTCTACCATATTTTGTAAATGTTTCATAATCTGGAATTGTTTCATATTCTGAAGTTATACATGATTTACCAGCTTCAGCGAATGCTTTATAATATTCTAAAACTTCAGGTCTATTTAATATTTTACTATTTATAATATATTGAAAGTCATGTGTTTTTTCACTATCAATTTTAGTATGACCATAACCTAATGTGTATATAAAATTATCTGCAACAGTTTTATCTGTGAATGTTTCATATACACCATTATGTAATGTACTTTCAGCATTTGCTGGAATTCCATCAATATAAGGTTGGTTATCTACTACTTTGAATTCAAGTCCTAGTTTATCACAACCTCTTTTATATGTGTTATTCCAATCACTATATTTTTCATCATCTGGTAAACTTTTGTATCTTTCATTTAATTTATTACATACTTCTTCTAAAACTTCTTCTTCAGTTAAATTTGTAGTATCACAATAAATTATATCATATTGTTTTTCCATATGTTTTGCTGCTTCTTCAAATAATTTTGAATCATTAACTTTTTTTAATTCTTCATTTAATTCTTTATCTGTCCAATTTTCTTCAATAGCTCTTTTTTTAATTCTTTCAGTTAATTTTTCAGCATCACATAATAATAAGATATATAATAATGGTAAACCATTTTGTGTGACATAATATGGTCTATTATATTTTTTAGCATATACATAATTTGAGATTTCACCTCTATCATATACACTATATCTATAATTATATTTTTTTAATAAGTTATATAATAATGTAGTTTTACCTACACCATCAGGTCCTTCAATAATTAAATTGTGAATGTTTTTGTATTTCATGTTTATCTCCTAACTAATTTTTTAATTTTTGGTGTATCTTTATAATATTTGTCGATAATTTCTTGAGTATCAATATGAGTTATATTTACTTCTTGGTCATCAAATTTATGTTCATCTCTTAAATACATATGCATACTTGTTGCATGATGAATATATTTTCCTAATTCTATTCCTAATTGACTGGCGATATATTCTCCTAAAGTTATAAAGAAAATATAATCATAAGGAAGTCCAAAATAAACATCATTACTTCTCATATAAACTGTTTCTTCTAATTTTCCATCTCTAATTAAGAATTGAAGTGCAATTGTACATTGTAAATCTTTAGTTTCAATTCTATCTAAAGTAGGATCTGATATATTTAAAATTGCTCTTCTTGATGTCGGATCATTTTTTAATAATTCTATTATTTGTTCAACTTGATTAAAACCATATTTTTTAAATAATATATAACCATATGCTGAGTTATTTGTCACACCGTCATCAGTTAATGATAACCACATCTTTGCATATTTACCAATAGTTTCACACTTATTATCAGCAGTCCAATACCATTCTAATTCTTTATCAGAATATTTTTGTGATATATTTCTATATGGTAGCCAAAAATCTTTTAGACTTGGTTCATTAACAATTAAGCAACAATTATTTATTTCTTTTGTTTGTCCTACAATTTCTTGTTCTTTTAACATATTAATTAATTCAAAATACACTTCTTGAATTGTATCATTTTCAATTACCTTCATAGTCACTTATTCTCCTTTTAGTTATTTCTATATACCAATTTTTATCAATCGCATCAATCATTAGTTTATTATCATTATCTACAATACAGTGTTCTGGACAATTTGCTACACTATCTTTTTTAATTCTATCAGATAATGTTTTTGTTTTATAAATATTACCATTATTTTTATTTTTACACGCATATACTCTATTTACTTTATTTACTTCAATATCACCATTTTCAGATTTCCAATATGTATGTTCATATGTACCACCTGTTTTAGTAATAATTTGAAATTTAAAAATGTCAGTCTCATTATTTATTGTTTCTTCAACAGGTATATTCTTTACAAAATAATTAACAATAGCAATATCGCATATTCTCATACTATTTCTATCAATACCTTTTGCATTATATTGTCCAACATAACCACCTTTTGCTTTTATATGACCATCATCAAATGACATTATATAGTTATTAACATCTTTTTGCCATACACCATTACATACATCAATTTCAAATTTTATTTTTGTACGTTGTTCAAATTTATCAAGTTCTTCTTTTATTTTTTCTTTATCAAAAGGTATGATTAGAATTCCATCAGTATTCGTTTGAATCAATTTACAATATGGTTCAATTTTTTCAATTAAATCAGTTATAAATAATTGTCCAGATATACATATTTGATTTGAATTGTGCTCATCAAATAAATCATTAAATGGAGCTTTCATAGCACCAAATGTAGCATTTAATACTAATTTTAATGCATCAGATATATTAAAATCTAATTTCTTTTGCTTAACTCTTTCAGTATAAATATATCTATATCTTTCAAAGTCTTTAATATTTCTAATATAATTATAATTTAGTATCATTGTTGGATAGTAAGATGTAGCGTCTACTTGCCACATCTCACCAACATATCTAAAATTTGGAATTGCGCCATGTAAACCACCAAATGCATATATATGATCGACACCTGCTACATTAACACTCATTTTTTCATCATAATTTAATTCTTTATTATATAATGGTATCATTTCATTATATTTATTTAATACTAATGTATCTGGAAAATCATATTTTAATGCATCTTCTTTTCGATCTATTTTTTGAGCTTGAAGTACTAATGCTGCAATTTGAGCAGATGTTTTACTTAATATTGTAATAGGTAAGTCAAACATTTTCATTAAGATAAATTTTGACTTCAAATAACCTGTTCTATTTTCTAATAATTTAGATGTAGCATCAACATCATGTACACAATATTTAAATAATATTTCAATTTCTTCATTAGTTAACGGTCTATCAATATCAAATGGGATACTTGATTCTTCAATTGACATTTGCATATATGCTTCTAATTCTTTTAAAGATGCTTGATGTAAATCAATCATTAAATCACATGTCTTAATCGGAATACTTTTTATTTTTAATGATCGTTCAACTAACCAAGGTTTTTTACCTTCTTTAATTATTAAATTACTAACTATATACGGATCAACACCTGATAAAATTGCTCTAAATATTGGATAGTCATAATGATTACCATTATAACTAAACCATAATTTATCTTTATTTTCTTCAAATATTTTATTTAATTCATTTTTTGAATTATGTATTTTATAATACTTATTTGTATTAACGTCTTTAATAACAACTAACCAATCATATTTTAATACTTCAAAATCAAATACAAACATATTATATCAACTCAACACTTGTGTTTGTAAATCCAGATTCAGTAGTTTTAACTGATAATTTAACTTCTTTATTTACACATTGAGATAATTGTTCAAAACTATCTTGAATTGATGTAGCAATAATTCCATATTTTTTTATTTCATTACCATAACGAGTTAAATTTCCTTTTAAATTTGTTTCATCTTTTCCACTTAACATCATAAATTTATTATGTGTTCTATCTTTATATTCTCCTTCAGTGACTTTAAAACTAAATTGTACCATTGGTTTATCAGCTTTACTCATTTTATATTCAGCACCAGTACAAATTGCTAAATAATCTCCATCAGGTATATTTTCAAATTCAATCTCCTTATCTTTTACTTCCATAAAAATTTCATTTAGTTCTTCTAACATTTTTTTCATTCCTTCTTTCTATTTTTCTATATTTTTAATAAACTCATCATATGAATTTTCAATGTTTGTAGATTTTAATTTTAATCTAGTTCCACTTAATTCATTTGAGTTATTACCAATTGAGATATAGTATTTTTTTGATACTTCTCCATTTAAATTTATTTCTTTAATATAAGCTCTACAAACTATAGTCATTAATCCAGACATTTTATCATGTAGTTTATAATTTAATGCTGGTCTATATTTTGTAGTTTCTTTACCAATAGAAGATGTTTCTACATATTCATCTTCATGTGATATAAATATTACATTATCACATAATCTTGCAAGTTTAGATAAAGTGTACCATTCAGCATCTTTTACTAATTGATAACCTTTACCATAACCCATATCAGTTTCATGTTCAATTTTATTTTTTTCTAGTGTATATTCTCTTAATAAATCATAGATATGTTCAGTGACATCAATGATAATGGTTGTTTTATCTTTATATTTATTTAATTTAAAATCTTCAATAAATTTTGATATATCATCAACACTTTTTATTGGTACAATATCTTCTGATTTAAATAATCCATTAGCATTACCATCAGTAGATAAAATAATACTATTTGGAATTTTGCTAACAAATGTAGTTTTACCACTAAATGGTTTACCATATAACCATATTTTCATAATTCCTCCTATATAAATTTAATTGTTGCTTTAACATTTGATTCTTTAAGATATTTGTTGTAAGTATCAATATCTTCATCTTGTAATTTCTTACTATCAAATGTTTTTCTTGTAGATGCTTTTACATAACTAATTTTAAATGTATCAAAATTAAGTTGTTTTCTATCTTCTTCAGGAAGACTTTCAAAATATTCGATCATCTTACCTTTAATGATAGATTGAGCATCTTCAATTTGTTCTTTAAGATTAATAAACATTTTATATTGTTCTTTAAATTCTTCAGATATAATTGGTTTATTATCTACAAATTGTACAAGTTCATTCTTCATTATCTCACCACCTTTACTAAATTAATTATATATCAAAAATTATAAAATGTAAACAGTTTTTGTTCAATTTTACAAATTTTTAATAACGTTTTTTACGTCATTTAATGAATATGCTAAAATATGTATACCTTTAGCTTTTATAATTTGATTTTTATGAGCTTCTTGTAATTGACTCATTTTATTATTTCCAACTTTACACTCTATTCCAATAAATAATCCGTTATAACAACAGATTATATCAGGTATTCCTGCTTTCATATAAATACTACCATGTACTTTAAATTCATATGCACCAATATTATTTAAATATTTTTGAATAGATCGTTGTAATTTTGTTTCATTATTTTTACCTTTATTATTAAGTCTTTTTACAAATTCTTCAGCTTCCATTATATTTATTTTTTAGTTTATTTAAATATAAAATACTATTACTAATTTTTGCATTTAATTCAAATTTACTAAATCTCCATCCAGTTTTAGTTATAGATAATGTTCGAATCTCATCTATTTTATAATCTTTAAAAGTATTTTTCCACATCTTTTCATATAAATTTAATTGACACATAGTTTTAAATCTATTAAGATTAGAAGATGTTTTCCAATCACACATACATAAAACTTTTTTATTTGTATCTTTATCTATATAATAAAATACTGTATCAATAATACCTTTATAACCATCTTTTTCATTTATTAGTTTTTGTTCTGCACTGATAAATTCAGGCTTATATTCTTCATACCATTCAATAAAATAGTCAATATATATTTGGTAAGCTAACTCAATAGGAGGCCACTCTTTATATAAAATAAAATGTTCTATATAGCTATGTACTGCACTTCCACGTTCACCAGCTGCTTTCAAAATAGCTTCTGGAATATCTTTAAATTCATCTTTACCTAATACATTGCTTAATAATGTTGTGACACCTGGATGTTTATTAGCAAAAAATTCATCATTAGTAAGAAGTTGTTTTAACATTATTCATCCTCCTTTATTGTTTCTTCTTTATCAATAAGATTTGTAAGATAAAGATATTGATACTTATATTTTGTTTTAGCGGCATCACTTATTATAGAAGTAATCATTGTTAATGCAAAACAAATTAATATTGTTAAAATTATTAGAATCATTATTTACCTCCTCTCATAAAATTTTGTATATCATAATATGTGCAAGTATAACCTTTTAAATCATCACATCTTTTAGCACTATCATTAATATTATAAATTGATTTTGCAATTATTATTCCAAATAAAGATATAACTGCAGCAAATATAAAACTTAATAAAAAATATTTAACCTCTTTCTTTAATACTAACTTTGTTTGTTTCATTTTATTTACCTTCTTTCTTATTTATTATCTATATTAATTATAATATATAATTTTATATTTGTAAACACTTTTTGATTAATTTACAGTAAAATGTGTAAATTTATTGAGTATTTAACCAATTAAGATATAATTCATTTGTAAAATTATCACCATTTTTAAAAGCATTATATATTGCATTCTCAATAGTACTTTTACATTTTAGAAAATAAAATATAGGTTGTTTAGTTTGTCCTATACGATCTAATCTAGATTTAGCTTGACTAAATAATATATAATCACCATCTGGTGGACTAAAAAATATTCCAATATTAGATATACATAAATCATTTATACCAGTAGCACCACTAGCATAATTTACTATAGCTATTCCATTATTCTCATTTTTAAAATTAGTCAAATCTTTAATTTCACCATTATAGATACTATATTTTCTATTTAATTTATTACATAAATTTTTTATTAAATCTATTTCAATATTATAATTTACAAATATTACTACTCTATCATTAGTAATTTCTAAAAAATCTTCTAACCATTTTAGTTTTGCATTATCTTTCAATTGATATTCTTTAATAAATCCAGAACAACATTGTCTTAAATATGTTCTTAAAGACATATCATTATCAGCAACAACATCTTCATATACTTTAATTTTCATGAACGATTTATATTCTTTAGGTGTATCTAAACTTTCAAATATTTCTATTGGTTTACCATAATTTGATTCATATTCTTTATAAAATGCTTTTTCATTTATTGCATTTTTTAATTTTTCAGTATTACTATAACCTTCAATTCTTTTAAAGAAATGTCCTGCCTGATAATCTAATGTATAATTAACATAATATTCTTCAAAATCTTTTAATGGTATATCATATGTTGGACTATCAATAAATCCCATTTGCATCCAATAGTCATAATATTCTTCATTTTGAGGTGTACCAGTTAATATTAATTTATATTTAGTCAATCTACCTAAATATCTCATATATTGACTAACTTTACTTTTTGGATTTTTAATTTTATGAGATTCATCTACAATTATCATAGTTTTATTATTAGTAAAATCTAATGCTTTAGTATTTCTCCAAATTGATTCATAATTTATAACCATATATTCATCTTTACAAAAATATGTTTCTTCTTCAATCTCATCAATCCAATCTTGTATTTTTGACTTTAAACATACTACTAATAATTTTTCGCATTTAAATTTCTCAGCTATTCTTAATGATGTTATTGTTTTACCTGTACCCATTTTCATAAATAATGCATTAGAACATTTAGCATCATTTACTATCTTTTGCTGATAATCAAATAACGTTTTCATATTTACCTCCTTCCAATAATGTATTATATGTATTTACTGTATTTAACGTTATTTCTATTCTACTATAATAATTATAAATAAAAGCGCTCGATAAAAAACTTCAGCAGAATATAAAATACGTTAAATACATTAAATACATTAAATACATTTACACTTATTTTACAGTTTTTCTAAATAAAAGTCTATATTTTCACTAGTTTCTTCTAATTCTTTAAATATATCATCTAACATTTTACTTAAAGTTTTTTCTATATTGTTTTGAGTTAATTCATAATATAAATTATTTAATAAATTATATTGTTTTTCTAAATTATTATATTTTTTAACATAATAATTATACATTTCTTTATCTGTCATATTTTTTCATTCCTTTATTAAGTCTATATTTTTTTCTTTCTCTAGATTGTTTACTAACTTTATCAGTATCAACTTTAGGTATAAAATCAGCATCTAAAGAATGTCCATATTTTTTAATTTGATAATTGACAACATTAATATATACTGTATAAAAATTAACTCCATCAATATGTTTTATTTGTTTTCTAAACTTTTCAGCACTACCTATTGATGTATCTTTATATTTTGCAAATAAATATTGTTCTTTAAAATTCATATTAATACCACCTTTTCTTTTGGAAATGTTGCCAAGCTTTACTTGGAGATCCATATCTATTTTTTATATATTTTAACCCCCATCTTATTTGTGTTTTATAATTAGTTTTATAATCACTACCTTCACTTTTCATTTTAGAACAAGGTAGACTTTGAGGAATTCCACAAGCTCCACTTGATTTATTTTTGGAGAGGGGATTCCACCCACTTTCTTTATTCCATAAATTTACTAATGCTTCATAATCTTCAATAGTCCAATTATATTGATTTAATACTAAATCTTTAGCATATTCTTTATATTGTTCTTTATTTTGATTTTTAGTAGTTGTTTTTTTCTGTATTTTTTTAATTTTTTTCTTAGATGTTTTTTGGACAGTTGTTTCAATCATATAATCTTTTTCTTCAACGATTTTATTTTTAATACATATTCCTGTTTTTTCAGTATTACTTTTTGTTAACTTTATTATATTTATAAATAGAATAATACATAATAAGAATATTATCACTATTTTCTGGTTTGTTTTCATCATAACTCCTTTATATTGTATCATGTGAATCACTCTGGTGACATCTGGTAAACGTTTTTATAATTTTAATATATTTATATTTGATTAGAGAAATTAATCTCTAATCAAATACTATTGCTAAATTATTTTCTGTATTTTCTTTTCTTAATTTATCAATAATTTTTTGTGCTTCTATATCTGCATCATCCCAATTAGTTGTGTCTAATCTAATAACTTCTTTCTTATATTGTAATTTAAATCCTTTGTCATCTTTTAATAAATCATATCTTTTAATATATAACATATTATTTCCTCCTTATTTTTTCATAATATCTTCCAGTAATAATCTCATCTAGATAGCTGTCATTACTTAATAATTCTACAACTAAATCTTTTAATGTTTTACTATAAATCGTTCTATTGCTATATTCTAACTTACAATGCCAACAATCTTGAGATTTATATCTAGCAATAAATGATATATTATTTAATTCATCATTATTAAAATAATGTAATAAATAATTAAATATATCTTTAGTTGATACTTTATTAAGTTCATCTAATACTATCATTATTTACCTCCTTATTATTAATTGTAGATAATAACCTAATATTTTATTTATTATCTATATTAATTATAAACTATTTTTTTTGACGTTGTAAACAGTTTTTGTTAAATTTCTCAAAAAACTTTACAGTTTACATATTAAATGTAAATAAAAAGAGCACTTTTTTAGTGCCCTGGTTGTAATTGAGGTGTATAATATATTATCTTTTTGTTTCTCGATTCATCCTGTGTACGACTATTTCCATCTACCGAAGCTTCTCCATTGAAATTTTATTGCAGATGGAGCAAATGTTCTATCACTTATTCTTGCTTTAAAGTTTTGATTAGTATTTGGTATTGCATAATGGAAGAAGTCTCCTTGTTCTCTTACTTCTATAAATATAGAATATTTAATATCGATATGAGGTTTATGCATTCTGAATTCTGTTTCACTTGCATTTGTTGTAGCAACTCCCCATTGTTCTATAAATCCATTTTTATATTTACGATAACCACTTTCACCTTCACCATAGATACCTGTTTCAATAACATAATCTACTGTATCAGCCATTTTTGGTTCACATCCATTTATTCCAGCAATTAAAGAACTTGTTGTTGCAAATCCTTTTACTTTATCATCAACTTCATCTTTCGTATATGTTAAATCTGATAAATTATCTAAATTATTCTCTAATGTATTTATTTCTTCAGTATGAGTGTCTATATCATTAACAATTAAATTTATATTAGTTGTTAAATTTTCTACTTCTATATTTAAATTATCTATACTTTGTTCTTTTAAGTTTAAATCTTCATTTATAGTATTTAATTTATTATAAACTGCTTTTGCTGTTGGATATTCATCATCTGTACTTCTTGCACTTATTCTAGTTGTTTTATTATCCATATCTTCAACTTGTATATCGTTTAAATGCACATCATCTTCAGAATTTATTATGACTCTTGATACATGAGTTTCTTCTCTAATTGTATAATTTCCCATAAATGCCATTGCATTAGTTTCATTAAATGCTGGAATATGTACTACATTCATACTTAAACAATAAACAAATATATGAGGATCTAAATATAAATCAACAACGTCTTGAAATGTCAATATATTATTTTCTTCATCTCTTATATGTACTTTATTTCCATCTATTGTTGTATGTAATTGTTTATATGTAAATATATCTAAATCTTCTGATGATTTATCTCCAATTAATTCTATTCCATTAATTTTTGGTAAATTAATTAAGTTTTCATAATTTCCAGTTTCAACTGTATTATAATATAATTCACCTTCTAATTCTATAACTTTTGTTATTTCACCGTTATTCATCATTTTCACTTCCTTCAGGATTCATTATCATAACTGCAGGTTCTCCATTTTTATAACCAATTATAGTATTTATACCTAAGTCATTTATTAACTCAACTTCATACCATAATTTTATTGATTTATTACACATTTTACCGATCTTTGTTTCATCATGTGTTAAATTTATTGTTGTAGATTCACATTCTTCAGTTATTATTTTTTCTTTACATATACATGCACTTTTGTCTAATGCTTTTTTATTATATATTCTTAATATTATTTTATCATTTTCTTTAAAAGTATAATTTTTTACTTTTATTGAAAATATAATATCATCTCCTCTAGTAAATTCTATCATAATTATTCCTCCTTTGCTTCAGGAATTCCAGCTAAACTTGTTAATATAGATAATATTCCACTTAATAGACTAGCACTACCAACTGTTATCCAGTCTATATCACTCATTATAGTTCCAACACTAACAAGAGCCACAGCAGTCTGTGCTACTGTCTTTATTGCTCTTATTAAAGCACATTTTATCCATTTTTTCATAATTTCCTCCTTATTGTACTACTTCAACCGTTAAATTTGTTCTTTGTGTAGCACCACTTATTTGTGAAGTTGTACCTCCTGCATAGGCATACATATATATTATATCATTTTGTTTTACTGATAATAATATAGGTGTTATTTTTTGGTTTTGATTAGTTGTATTTCCATAGCCACTCAACATACTCAAAGCAACCTCATCACTATTTTTTCTTATTTGCAAATTAAATGGTGATACCATATTATTACCTACTGCATTTGCACTTATTAAAACATGAGACACATTTGCACCTATTTTTATTCCATTGCTCGACATAGTTAGTTTATCACCTACTGAAGCAACAACACTATTTAAGTTCACTTTCGTCCAAGTTGCTTGTGGTAATACTTGAGCCCCACCGTTTAAACCTATTGTCATTATATGCCTTTTTTTTGCTTCGACAACATCAGATGTATGTGCTAATTGCGACCAACTTATACTTGAAGTATTTTGGTCTACTATCGCTACATATGCTCTAATTGTATCTTTATGCCAATATATAATATCTACTCTATAATCACTATCACTAGCCCATCTATTTAATCTCATTTCCATTACAAAACTTCCATTTGCAGCCACAGGTCTATTTGATATATTTGCACTACCTCCATCAGTTTTACATACCCATCTTTTATAGCCTATTCCTTGAGAACCAAAACCTTTAGCCATATCTATTATATTTTTTGTTTGTCCTGTTATATCTTCACTTTCAATATTTACTTTTTTTGCATCTTGTTCATCTACATAATCTCTACTAACATCTCCACCACCAAACAATACTAATGTCGAACCATTATAAAAATATAATGATTTTTCATTTAAATTAATATATGGAACACCTTGTACAGGTACTTCACCACTATTTAATCCACCGTTAATCATTGTATAAATACGATTGTCATTGATATCATAGTAATTATCACCATTTTTCATACCTTCTGGTATTTCTTCACTTATAGCGATTAATTCTACTGTTTGAGTATTATTTAAATCTTCTTCAGTTATTAATTCACCATATTGAAAGTTTTTAGGTTTATAATTCATTATTTATCATCTCCTTTATCTTTTTTATTAAGAATATACTTTTGTACTTTTACTAAGTCTAAAACACTAACTTTTCCATCATCATCAACATCTTCTGGAATTTTATGTAGCAATTTATAAATTATTTTTAAAATTAATTTTCTCATTTTACTTTTAACCTCTTAATTTCTTCTTTTAATTCATCTATTTGCTTTTGTTGATATTTTATACAATTTATTAAATCTGGTATAAATTCAATATAATTAAGCATATAATTACCGTTTTCTTCATTGATTGAATAAATTTCATTTTTTATATTATTATTTCTTAAAACTTCTTCAACTTCTTGTGCTGATAAACCTCTATGAAATGTATCATCATTTTTATACGTATATTCTATCGGTGTCAAATTATTAATAATATTAAGCGAAATTTCTTCATTAATTTCTTTAATATTTTCTTTTAATGTAATATCACTCGAATTCATCACTCCTGACGATGTGTACATTGTTGAAGTTTGACCGTCTCGTGCAACTAATTGTAAAACAGTAGAACTTAATAAATCGGTTAAACTTGCTCTAACAATATCTCCGCTATCAACCATATAAAAAGTAGAGCCTGTTATTCTAACATAATCACCAGGTCTATTAGAGCTATTAATTCTAAATACTGTTGCAGCGGCTGTTTCGCTACTACCACTTAAAGTTATTGACCCACCAGTTATAGTTGCTCCTGATACAGTACCACCATTTATAGTTTTTCCACTTATAGTTGTACCTGTTATATTTTCTGCAGCAACACTTTTAGCAACTACATTCGTGACATTAACTTTTGTTGCGTCAATTGTACCTGTTGTAATATTAGAACCATTAATAGTAGTTTTTCCAGTTCCGCTTAAATCACTTACTGTGACATAACCTTGTAAATTTAATTTATTAGCATTAATTGTTATTTGTTCTGGTGTTTGATTTATTTTTGATATTATTTCATTATTTCCAACTTTTTCTCTAGCTAACAATTCTATACTGTCAGCTCTTTGCGTTATTTCAGTATTTAATTCATTTTTAGTTGCATAATTTTTTTCTACAGTAGATTTTATTTCTTCAGAAGTAATACTTAATCCACTTTTTAATTCAACTTTAGTTGCAAATTGACTCGTATAATCATTTTTAACCATCGCTGTAATTGACATATAATTCGGACCTGTCAACAATTCAAACGAATAATTTCCATCTTCTGGTAATAAGAATGCAGTTTCATCAGTTATTTTTATTTCTTCAATAACTTCTTTTATTAATGGTGTTATATAATATACTTCTAAATTATCAATAGTTGTTTTTTCAGCTTTAACTCTATGTATTATTGTTATTTTCTTTTCAACATAATCATAAATATATTCATCATAATGAGTATCATCATAATGCCATAATATTGGTAATTCAAAATATGTAATATATTTATTAACTTTAATTTTAATTCGTTTAGATGTTAAATAATCACCTGTACTCCAAGGATGTCTAATAATTAATTCATCATTATCATTTTTAATTGCTTCTTGTAAACCAGTTTTTAAGTATGTATCATTAATTGTACTAATATTTGCTTTAACATGTAATTTTCCAAGATATGTTGCAATTAAATTTTCTAATTCTAAATATTTAATTGTTTCACCTCTTATCATTACATCAGCAATAGTTTCTACTTTAGCTGCAATTTTTTCAACTTCTATACTTAAATCTGCTACTTTTTCAGTTGCTTCATCACTTTGCTCTGCAATAATATCTAATCGAGCTTCATCTCTATTTAATCTTGTTTTTATCGATCTAATATTAGATTTAGTATCTTTTACTTGAGTTGCGTCTTGAATAACAGAATTTATTTTAAGATAATATCTACCGTACCAATTTCCAAAATATTTTTTAGATATATTTGCAATAATAGGTATTGATAATTCATTTTCATCATCAACAAATGTAATAATATCTCCAGCTTTAATGTCATAATCTAATATTGGACAATCTTGAGGATCGAATGAATAGAATTCTAAATCTTTAATATCATTATATATTTTAGCAATATCACTTTCGTCAGTAATAAATATATTATCTGGATTTATATATATTACACTGCCACTATCATCTCCACGTTGCCATATATCTGTACCAATAGCATATATAACTCCTGTTATTTTATGTTTATCTCCTATTGAAAAATCAGAGCAATCATCTTTTAATATACTAGCTTTACTATTCATTTTTTGTTTTATAAAATATAATGTATTATTTTCGATTCTAGCAAAACCTGAATTTAATTCAGCAACAAATGAGATTATCTCTCTAGTGTGTAAAGTATCATCATACCAACTAATTTGTTTATCATTACCATTAAAATCAGTTGTTCCTAATTCTAACTCATATTTATCACATATATCTTGTACTATTTCAATTAATGTAGCATAATCTCTTCCTAATTTTTCAAGTAATTGTTTAAGATTATATGATTCATTCATTTTTACAAATTTATCTTTTAATATTAATGTATATTTATCATCAGTATGTTTATAATCATCTATATACAATGTAGATATTAATGTGTCATCATCATAAATTTTTACTTCATTAGGTATAATTAAATCATCAACATATAAACTTAATATATATGAATCTGATGATGTACTACCTAACATAAAATTATCATCTAATATTTGATAATCATTTGTCAATTCAGAATATTTATCTTCATCTATTAGTACATCATCAAAATATATTTTAATCATTATTGACCGCTCACTTTCTTACCTTGCACTAAATTAAATGACATTGTATAATTATGATTTTCAAGCATCGATACTGTCTTTTTAGAACAATAGCATTCATATTCCATATAATTATCACCATTAATAGGTGTTAATATTTTAATATATAATGGATAGTTATTCAACGTCGATAATAATGATTTAACTTCATTAGGAGTTAGATGTTTATAACTAAGTTGGAATTTAGACCATTGTTTACTAACAATCGTTCTATTAATATTTCCAGTATTAATACTTCTATATGATTTGTCATCTAAATCTTCAAAGTCAATTTGATATGTTGAAGGTGTTTTCATAGTAGTATATTGTGCACTTTTACTTGCTTTAGCTTGCCATAATAACATCTATATTACACTCCTTCCTAAAGTTCTATTTTTATCTTTAATATAATCGACTGCAGTTTTACCTACATCATTAATTGTAGTGTATGGATTTATTTCAATATTTTCAACAGCACTAATAACTTGTTTTAATAATTCATTTGTCTCTTCATTATTAGAATTGTTAAAATATTTTTTATCATTAAATTTAGCAGGTATAATTGCTTCACCTTTATGTACCATTGCTAATTGGTCATTTGGAATATAATTTGCACCAACATCATATTTAGGAATAGCTTTAAGTGCAGCAAGTGTTGACGCAATACTTGCTTTTAATGCTGGACTTAATCCAAGAGGCATCATCGCTTCTACAACTTTCATTGCTTTACTAACAAATTCTGATGTATCTCCTTTAACAAGTATTTTTTGTATTTTATCTTTAAGTTTTACTTTATCAAGTTTACTAATTTCATCATTAACTGATTTTAATGAGTCTTTATACTTATCATTTATCGCACGTAATTCTGTTGTATTATAACCTGCTTTTTCTAATTTTTCAATAACTTGGTCATTATATTTAATTTGAGATTTAAGACTATCTCTTAATTTTACTTGTTCTTCATATGTTAGTTTTTTCTTATTGAATATTTCCATTTCTTTTTCTAAAACTTTACCACTATTTTCAACAGTTTGTCTTAATACTTCTTTATGTTCATTACTAAATCCAAATATTTTTGCCCATGTGTCACTCATTATTTTATAACCATTTGTTCTATTTACATTATTAGTTGTTATTAATTTATTTATATCTTCTTCTTTTTTTGACCACTCATCATATCTTTTAGCAGTTGCTTCACGCACTGTTTTCATTTCTTCTTTCATTCTTTGTATGTCATCCCATACTTGTTTAGCACATAACGCAGTTATCATAATACCACCGGCAATTAATCCTAAACTTCCTAGTTTTGTACCTAAAAAATTTAAACCATTTTTACCTGTGACAAGTTTTCCTAAATTACCAAGAGCTTTTGTCACTTTTGAAACAGCGAATATTCCAGCAAATAATATTCCCATATTTTTAATCTTTTCACTATTATTTTCAATCCAATCAGTAATATCTTTATCTAACTTCGGATCAATAAAACTATCTTTTGTTAATGGTTTAATTCCTAATGAATTAGAACATGAGCCAGTATCACCGATGTCTGTTATTTCATCAAAACTAGCAACAGTTCTCATTTCATTTTTTACTTTTTTAACACCTTTATTTAATGCTTTTAATGTTTTATTAGATTTAGCAAATAAATCTATTTTACCACCACTAATTGATTTTAAAAATACATTAACATAACCTATTAAATTAATTATCCATTGAGCAACTTTTTCAAATACAGGAATTAATGTTTGTGTAATATTTTCACTAATTAATTTAAATGTATTTCCAAATTTAGAGTCATCTTGCATTATTATTTTATTCCATTGATTTCTAAAATGATTTAATGGATTTATTGATGCTGCAATTGTATTTTTAATTTGACTAAACATACGTCCCATTAAATTTAGTCTTCTACTTTGTCGAGCAACTCGATTTACTTTTTCATCAAACTCATCTACTTTATTTCCAGCACTATCAAATCCATTGACAATATTATCTATTTGGTTATTAAATTGTACTAATTTACCACTTTCAAAATCAAATTCTAATGGATTTTTTGACATATCATCAACTAATGTAGTCATTTCATTTTTAGCATTTTCTAATGATTCACTATTAATATTTAATTTCATTTCATTAGTTTCAATTTGTTTTTCTAATTGCTTAATTTGTTCTCTTACTTTTTGAGCATCTTGAGCATTCCATGTAATTGATAAATCATATTTTAATAATTCTAATTTATCAGTTAATGCTTTATTATCAATATCTAATTTAACTTTTTCTTTACCAATAGTATCTATTCGTTTTTGTATTCTATTAAACTCAGCAATTGCACTTGTTCTTACTTTAGAAAATACTTTTGTTAAATCTGTTATTTGTCTTTCACTAAATCCTAATTTTTTATTTGATAATGTCTTTTGAAAACCATCAAATGATTTTAAAGCAGATTCTAATGATGTTTTATATTTACTTGTATCGAGGTTAAGACTGACTGACAATTCTTCTTTCATTTCAGATTACTCCTTTCTTCTAAATTTTTCATTCAATTTTTTTTCATAATCGTCTAATAACCATTTAGGCATTTTGACAGGTTTCTTCTTTTCAAATAATTCAGGCGATGCTTCTTTTGGAGTATTTGGATAATGTTTAGCACCTTGAGCTATTCTAGTCATTAAACCCATCTTCCAATAGTAATATGCATCGCCTTCACGTTGATACTTTAGAGAGAATAATAACTCTTTAATAGACATATCATATAATTCATTTAAATGATAACCTAACTTAGTTAATTCTATATATAAATTATGTATGCTATCAAATAAATCTATTTTTTTTTACTCTCATCTAAAATTTTACTTTTATCTTCATCTATAACATTATCGATTCTTTCTTTATCTTCACGAGTGATAATTCCAGAAATAGCTGCAACTTCATAAATTATATCAATCATAATTTTTTCTAAAGAACTATTTTCCATTAATTTATCTAATAAATCATACTCATCAACATTATCAAGATCGGAAGAGCGTCGTGTAGGGAAAGAG